TATCCACGCGCAGGTGCAGTTTTGCTTCCGTGAGATTGACGGGTTCGGTTGTCGGAGCCGCCACGAGTACCAGGGCCATGCCTCTACTCCTTCACCGCCTTCTCGCGTTTCTCTCGCGTCGCTCGTTCCCGCTTGGACCTGGCGGGACGCGCCCGCCCGGCGTTGAGCAGGAACATGGCTATGTGATCTGATACCTCCACCACCTGACCGGGTTCAGCCACTCGGCCACCAACCACCGTAGCCCTTACGATTTCCACTCGCATCATCCGCTCCCTTACACCGTCGCTGCATCGAGAATCGCCGCGAAGGATTGAGGGTGACGCACAGCCACATCGATGTCCTGGAAGACGACCACCCGCACCGTGCCTGAGGTGCTGTTTGTGTACGGGTCGACCAGAATGTCGAGCGTGCCCCACTGGCCAATGATCAGGTCGTTCCAGTTGCCAAAGAAGACGGCGGAAAGCGCAGTTCCCGTCCCCTTCGTCAGGTCAGAGCGCACCTGATTCGACACGATGGCCCGATAGCCATTGAGCGGCGCCGGGCCATCCTGCCAGACGAACTGTGCCGTCCCTGTGGCCTTCTCCGTTGTCTTCAGATAGCCCCGCACCTTGGCATTGGTGATGTACGCCAGCGCGCCGATGTCCGCATTGTCCTGCGCAATTTCGGTCTCCAACTGCACAATGTGGCTCCAGGTCGGATTGCCACCGTCGGCCCCGATGGCCACTACGCCGATGCCCGTGGTAGCCGCCACTCCAGTAGGATTGTTGCTGGCGCCATCACCATGCAAGGCTGCGTAGTCAATGGCCAGGGCTACCGTCTGAGCCAGGTCGCGCCGCACGAAGCCCTCCACATCAACGCTGGACTGTTTCAGCAGTTTGCGGCTAATATCGGTGTATGCACCTACTGTTTTGGGCGACAGCGCCACCTGATCAACCGCTTGCTGGCTCTCTGTCAGCGCGCCACTCTCGGCCACCCAGTAACCAGTCGCCCCGCCAGTTTGCCGCGGGATGGCAATGTCGCCGACGAGTCCGGCGAGCACAGTTGCCCCCGCGTTGGCCACGGCCAAGCGGTTGCGCAGCATGTCGATGAAGGATTGAGCCATCAGATTGGTGTCTACGAGATATCCACCAGCCGTACTCGTACCCTTGACCAGATCACGTTGCTCGCGTGTCATCCAGTCCATTGGCACGAAGAACCCGCGCGGCTCCCGTCCCAACTTCTCGGCCACCGCCTGAGAGGCCTCATATTCCAGTGGCGCCTTGCGCCAGTCGCCGGTTGCTGCGGCCATGATGGCTCGCACCAGCGAATACTGGCGTGTTTCGTCCCTCGACATACCGATCATGGCTTGCTTGCCCACGCTTTCTCGCCGATCCACCAGGTCGTCCAGCACCTTCTGCTTCTGGAGGCGCTGGATGGTTTCGTTCAATTCGTCAATTCTCTGAACGAGCTGATCATACTGCTCGCGCTCTTCCGCAGTCAGTGCCCGCTCCTCGCCCTTCGCCCGCTCCAGAATCTGGCGGGCATCCTGGACGAGCTTTCCTCGCTTCTCCTGCATTGCCAACACGTCCATTGCTATACCTCCATGTCCAAAAGGTTCACTTCTTTCCCAAGCACGTCCACGAGCGCCCGCCCGTCCTCCGTGCTCCCCATATCGTCCACCTGCTCCCGCAGGATGGTTACCATGTTCCGCACTGCCACGCTGGTTTGGATATAGGCGGGAAAGGTCACCGGGGAAACATCAATCAACTCCACCCTACGCAGGGTGCGCAAAAGCGTCCCGTCTTCCCGCGTCTCCCACGTGTCCCCGCCCTCCGGCACGCGGAATCCGAACGACATCTGCGTCACATCCCCACGCCTGATACTTACCGTCAGGTCGCGGGCCCATTGCGTGTCCGGCGGGATGATGACCACAAGCAACCCATGTTCATCCTCCTCCAGCGCCAACGTTCCATTGGTCGTACGACCCAAGATGAACTTGCTATCATGATTCCACAGTGCCCGCACATCGTCCGCCAGGGAATCGGCGAACGCGCCCGGTGCCACCACCTCACGGAAGCCCCCAAGATCGCCCGACATTTGATTGAAAACCGCCGCGTAGCCCACGATGCGCACGGGCTCGCCGTCGGGCTCTCGCAGCTCCAGGTTGGTAGCCCACGCCCGATACTCCACTCTCTCCTGTTCGACTGGCATGTTCCCCTCCTACCAAATCTCTATCGCCCAGCACGCTTTCTGGCCATCTACGGCCGCGTCAAACCAGACGTCGCTCAGGCTCCTCACGGGGAACACCACCTCATCCCCCGGATTGAGCACGTAGCCCGTGCCTGAAGAGATCGTATCGTTGCCATCATTGCCCACATAGACTGCAGCTGAATTGCCCGGCAGAGCCTTGATGCGAAACATCCTTCCCGTCACACTCGGCCCCTGTACAGCCGTTCCCGCTGTCACCACAGTAATCTGTCCTGTCAGTTGCATTGTCTCCCCCCTACCATCCGGCCACGACCATGCAATCGCACCCCTTGTGCAACGGTGGGTACCTCACATTGAAACTTGGCACGAAAGGCGCATCCGCACCGTCAGGGTGTAATGTACTACCAGCAGCGATGAACAAGTCCTGAATCCCCACCCGCCGGCCATTCATATGCTGGCAGTACGGGCAGCTGTCTCCAAACGTCATCCAGCGCAATGACACAACACCTGCTGCAATGTAGAGATGTCGCGCCGTGCCATTGTTTAGGCCGACGCTCTCCTTCTCGGCCACCTTCCCTGCACGTACATCGCGCATGTGGTCCAATCGTTCTTCCACAATCGTCAATGGATCGCTGTCGCCCCCAGACGCCTTGAGGAGTGCCCGTTCCATCTCCCCGCGGGTATGTTTTATCCCCCGGCGGGCAGTGCTATCCGTGTAGCCTTCCACATAGGTGCGAATATCCTCCTCTGGGGCGGAGTATCCTGTCTCGGCCGCCACCTCGTCCGCCACCAATTCGGCATACGTTACGAATACCGGGATGAGATACCGCTTCACGAAGTCGACATGTTCATCAAGGAACGTCCTCAGCCAGGCCAAAAAGTCCCCTTCATTTCCTCGCCCGAGGTGCTTCCGAGCCGCATTCCGAACTCCGAACATCATTCGTCTCCCGGTTCACGATGCGCTGCGCTGCATCCTGAATGATGCGACGATATCGGTATACCAACCGGCGCCTGGAGGTAGCCGCACGCAATTCCATGCCCGAAAGCGCGCGGACCTGGCGCGCTTGCGCGGGTGGTGTTTCTGATGGCGGCTCCTGGCCTGCCTTGGGTGCCGGAATCATGTTCAGCGGCACCATGTATACCCGCCCTTCACCATCGGGAAGCGGATTCATGTTTTCCATCTCGCGCACATCATCCGCACTCAGCCATCCCCATTGTCGGCCGACGGCGTAGGCCCTATAACGGCTCTCCGTATCCCCTCGCAGGATCCCGTCCACCAGAAACTCTGCGAAATACTGGGCGCGTTCGCCAGGCAGAAACAACCGCAGCCGGATGGCCTGCTCCCATCTAACCAACCACGGCCGCAACGTGTGCGTCACGAACTCAATCGACTGCTGTTCGATGTTGCTGAAAGTCGCCCTTTCGAGGTCTCCCAGCATATGCAGGGGAATTCGACAAAAGCGGGCAACCTCGTTTATCTGGAACTTGCGCGTCTGGAGAAACTGCGCGTCCTCTGGGGGAATGCCGATCTGCTGAATCGTCATTCCCTCTTCCAGGATGGCGATGCGATGTGCCCGCTCCAAGCCCTGGTATCGCTCCTCCCATGATGCGCGCAACCGCTTGAGCGCCCCCTCTTTCAACACGCCAGGATACTGCAGCACCAACCCCGGTCGTGCCCCGTTGGAAAAAAAGCGCGCCCCGAATTCCTCGGTAGCAAGCCCCAATCCGATAGCCTGTCGCATCAGTGAAATAGGCGAGTACCCGCGTACCCCATCCGCTCCCATCCCTCGCACGTGCAGGATGTTCGCGGCGGGTATGTCTGCCCTGGTGTTGTCCGGAAGCGTCACGCGGTAGACGAGCGAACCGTTCGGCAGGGCATAGATGTCCACGCGGTCCGGTCGCAAAGGCCACAACGCCCGCGCCCGACCCGCACCGTCCCGCTCAATCTCGGCATAGAAATTGCCCCACAGCGTCAAGTGCACCATGCCCAACTCAAAGAACTCGAACGAAGACATGCGTTCGTTGGGCGCATCATGCAGGAGCGGGTATAAGTAATGATCTCGCGCTCGCTCCTTGCCGCGCTCTAGGCGGCGATACACGATACATGGCAGGGATGCCACACTCTCGCTCAATACGCGCACCGCAGCGAACACGGCCGTGTAGCGCAGCGAGTTCTCCGGCGTCACCGTTACGCCAGTGGCCGTCTCCGCGCTCCCCTTCAACGCCTCGATCAGCCATGCGGGCGGGTATTTTAGGTTGGCCCGCGTCTCCGCAGGCGCCAGCAGCCGCGCCAAGATTCCCATCAGTCCACCAGGTCAGCCAGGGCTAGCAATGCCACTTTCAGCTCGTCCAGGTTGGTAGCCGCCTGGATGGCCTGCACCACATCGGACCGCGTCGGCCGGGGCGATGGCTGGCGCTCTTCGGCGATTACCCTATCCGTACTGCGTTTCTTTCCCGTGTGCGCCTTGCGTCCCGTTCCCTTGTGCGCCCTACGTCCCTTCCCCCCAACCATCACATACCTCCGTCCATGAGGCTCAATACCCCATCTACATCGGCCACATAGAATCGCCCTGGCTCGCCGTATCCTTCGACGCTCGCAATGAGCGCAGCAAACGTGTCTGGTGCCATATCAGTCTCACTCACCTCGATGTAGTCCAAATTGGCATCCTGATTCTGCGTTAGCCATGTATCCATCGCAGGCGCAGGACTCTGCCTGTCGATGAACGCAATTTCCCCCTCAAAGCCTGCATTGGTTCTGAACACAATCAGCATGCGCTACCTCCTCGAATGTGCTCCGCTAATACCACCTTAGCCTCGGCCCACAGCGCCCGGCGCAGCTGGTACGTGTTCGCATGTCCTAGGTGCGCAAACCAGCTACGCAACCGGCCCACAGCATCCAGCGGGTCCATCTTCCCTGCCTGCACGTCCTCCAACCAGCGACGCATTCTCCGACGACCACGCACAACATTTGGCCTGAGAACACGCCGATGATTGGCCCACACGCGGTACCCCAGAAACGGTACCCCATCCTTTGCCCTGATGATGCGCGTCTTGGGATTGAGAACCAGCCCAACACTATCCAGTAATCCCCGAATCCCATCCAGCCACTCCCGCAATTGCGCTTTGCTATCGCTCATCAGCAGGAAATCATCCATGTACCTAATGTACATCTTGCACCCCAGTTCATGTTTCACGTACTGATCTAGGCAACCACCAACAATGTTCGCGAACCATTGGCTTGTGAGATTCCCAATAGGAATCCCGCGTGGCCCAAACTCGGGCTGGCCATCAAAGTCACTCTCGTAACTCGCAACAATGCGCCGCAACAACTCCAGGACCGCGCCGTCGGCAATACGCCACTCCAGCTCTCGCATGACGAGCCCATGCGGAATGGAATCGAAGTATTTTTTGAGGTCCCCCTTCAATACATATGTACTACCCGACTTGCGCAGAAAACATGTCAACCTATCCACTGCCGCATGGCTTCCCTTGCCCTTGCGACACGCGTAGGTGTCATAGATGAACGTCTCCTCGAACAATGGCGCAATAACGTGGCATAGAGCCTGGTGTACTACTCTGTCCCTGAATGGCGCAATGAAGATGGTGCGCCGCTTCGGGTCTCTGACCACCTTGCTGCGATATCCACCCGGTTGCCACGCTACCTCCCTAATCTCTTGCTGCAATTGCAGCAAATTCTCTCCCAGTCTCTCTCTAAATCGAATCACATCTCGCCTGTATTGCTTACCCCTCCGCGCCCTTCGCCATGCCCAATACAACGCCCTGAAGCCATACACATGCTCATGAAGCCGCCTATACGTCCTTGGCATGATGTCCCCGTTCAACACCTGCTCCAGTGTTCGCCGCACCGCTACTTACTGTCGCAGGCTGTTTTATGTTTGGCCCGCAGGCCAGGACACGGGTGTGGTGTGTGTGGGCTCGGGCTGGCGACCGTGGTCGGCCAGCGACTGGCGTCACACAATTGGCCAGACGAAAACCGATGTTCGTGTTCGAGTTGCCCGGCGAGTTGTTCGCGTTCGCCGCGCGAACACCCGCGTTCGCGCCATTGTTCCAGTTCCCGCCGACGCGCAGCAGGGCCGCCCTATATTTCACCCGTGCCCTGTCTCACGCTGCTGAGCCAGCCACCCAACTGTTTGCCCACGTCACCGATGAGTCGCGACGCGTGCTCGAACTGGCGCAGACTGGTCAGCCGCAGTGCGACCGAGATCCGTAAGAGCAAGCGCAAACCGTCCAGCTCAGCACTAGCCCGCTGCAAGTGCGCTAGCTTCTTTTGCTTTGGCGCGCCATAGGCAGCCACGCACGCCCGCAGCAGGTTCATGAGGCATTCCATCGTCTGGTGCCCTAGCGTCGGCCTTAACCATTTGCTCCATCGACCAACATGAGGCACGAGCCACACAGCAAGATCTTCAATTGCTTGATATAGCGCCTGCTCTTGAAATTTCTTATACGCCATTCCAAATGCCAAAGATCAAAGGCCAAAAGCTATCTCACCTGGCCAGACGAAAACCGATGAGCGGGCTCGAGTCGCCCGGCGAGTGGTTC